AGCGTTCAATTTCAGCTTCCGTCTTAAGCACAAGCGGCGCTACAGGCGCCGCGCTCTCACTATTGTCCCAAATGATTTTCATGGCTCAAAATATTCTTTCCTCCATCGTACTAAAAAAGCTAAACTATTTAAAGCTGCTCGCTACGGTAGGCAGCGGGGAGGCTAGCAATAGAGCCTCCCTCCTATTGCGTCAAAAGGTGCGTTCCTCGCAAAAGATACCGCATTCAAAATCCATATTTTCATCTTTCTACCTTTGGCCTCAACTGGCAGTTCGTCAAGAAACATTCTTTCGCCCTTCCATCGCACAAGCTTGCATCCAATTTTCCTTGACTGCTCAGCTCTTTGCTGAAACACTTCTGGATCCTGCTGCCTAACGTGATTCCAATAAGTGGCTGAAGTTGCCTTAACGCAACCAATGCAATTTGCATTTGGATAACCCCGCAAGTAAATAGAAGGCAATGCAATACCAGCGGCAGAAATTATTTCAAAGCATTCTCTCTTCGTAATCTTCTCATCAATTAAAACCGGCAGCACGTTTTCGCGCTCTGTCAATACAAATCGTTCGTGCCTGTTTTTCTCGTCGTATGTAAAACCTAGAACATGCCAGTCGGCGTGATTTTCTTTTTCCCATTGTTGCCTAGCCTTTTTCTTTAACTCCGTCGTGCAAGGCGCTCCAGTTGGGCCGCACATAAATTTGCGGTCTGTCCAGACATCAACACAAGAACAAGATGGGTATTTTGCATTGGTAGCAAATTCAATCGGATGTCCTAGCCATTTCTCTACATCAAGAAGAAAGCGACGATTATCAAGATCCTCTTCCGCTACTGGGTTATTGATGATGCGTACTTGATGAGAGCGTCCGTATTTTTCAATGGTCTTATAAGCGGCGACAGCACTAGCCGCGCCGCAGGAAAACCAAACCGCAATTGTTTCCATACCCCTAATGCAGGTTAATGCATGCTAAAACCAATCTTCTTGATTTTCCCCATCGAGAAGAGTTTCTTTTGCGAACGCGATTTCGTTAGGTTTTGACATGGGCTCTTCCCGATGGGAAATAACTTCTTGACCTTCATTGGGAGAAGTGAAATCCAGATCGGGGCCTTGATAGTCCCAGCTTTGATACATCCTCGTGCGCTCGCCATTGGGCCCTACGACAAAACTCGTTGCCACCAGACCCTGGCGACGAGCCACCTCCAACAGCCGTCCCACTGACACGCTGTCCCACGATCCTGCTGCTGCAGCCGCCTGACGACGGTCAAAGCGCTCATGCTTGCGTGAGTTGACCATATTCACCAAATTGTCCAGCGCTTCATTGCCGCCTGCAGCAGGCCCCTTGTACCACCAGCCATACGTGGAAGGATCGCGCTGCAGGAAATGCTTGCCAGCTAAGCCACTCCTGCTCTTCGTCCATTCAAACATGAACTGCGTAGAGTCTGGATTATTGTCAGTGCGATAAAGCTTCACAACTTCGCTCACATTGGCCTCAAAGCTGGAGCTATCGCGAATGCCGCCGCTTTTATTTAAGTGGTGAAGAATGACAATGGAGCAACCATACTGATTGGCAATGTCGCGCAGTTCATAAATGCAATTGCCAGCATCAGAGCGAATCAAATCTACTTCCATGCCAGCCAAACAGGAAGTGAGACTGTCGATCATGATGAGTTGAGGACGATGGCGTTTCACATAGCCAAGAAGCTGAGGAATGTTATTAAAGCGCCAGCGGTCAATAAAACCAATGGTGTCAGGCGCAAGGTCTTCATCGTCATAGCCAATGATCTGCAGTTTTTCTGCTGCATCAACCACTGGCTCGTCGCATTGAATAATGAGCACTTTTCCTTGCTTGCAACGACGGTTGCTCCAATCCTTGCCCAATGCCACATGCAATGCCCAGTTGTAAAGAAGAGTTGATTTGCCGCTGCCAGGCGCTGCAGCCAAGAGCATCACACTGCTCTCGGGCAGAATGCCAGCAATGGTCCACTTGCGCGAATCCTCAGACTGTGCAATGGCCTTGGCATCGAGGATCTCCATTTCCTCTCGACCATGCACGCGACCGCGTGCTTCAGCTAAAAGCTTTTCCGTTTCTTGGGCATTGAGCTTGATGCCATGGTTTTCCATCCATTGCCTAGCCTCAAACACAATGCGAGCATCGTTGCCGTAAAGGCCAACCATGCGCTCAAACGTTGAGATGATCTCCTCAAATGAGGGCAGACCATCTTTCCCTTCGTGCCTGTCCTTGGAGACAATGGAGGCAAGAATGATGGCTTGATCGGCACCATCTTCCAGCCAATCGGACAAGTCATAGCCGCCATTCTGCGGCAAGCTTTCCCATTCAAAACTGCCCGGATCTGCGTAGCACCATTGTGCGCCAGGATTGTCTACCGCTACTTCCTTCATGAGAGCCACGCCAGGCTCATCACGATCAGGACAGAGTACTAGCTTCTCCCCGCGAAACAGAAGAGAATAGTCCCCATTCGCACGATATTGTCCACTCCCGCCAAGAAAAGTGATAGAAGGAAGACCTTCTTCCCATAGTTTGTCGCAGGTGAGTTCACCTTCAACTACAAAGATGGGCAGTCCAGTGGTTGCTGATGCTTCAATGGCATCGTTATAGCGATATGGAAGAATATTGGTGCGAATTTCATCAATGACTGCCTTGCGCTGTGCAGTTTCCTTGGGAACCGTTGGATATGTTTGGCGGATATTCTTCTTGCCCGACGAGTCGTCCCTGACAACGTTGATAACCGTCTGCCCATCACGGTTTCTGTAGCCAAACGTATAGGAGCGCGCCTCGCGCATGGGACGCTCCCAGCGCTCTAGCGGGGCAAGAATGTTGCGGATTTCCGTGCGATGCTTAGGAGAGGGATCGTTGAAGCAGTTATATGCTCCGTTCTCCTCGTTCACGGAAAAGTCATTGCCATTACACGCGGGACAAATATATTTTCCTGGATGCTCGCTTTGTTCTAATTTGGTGAGGTGGTCAAGGATGGAAAAGGCCATGGGCAAGGCGAAGTCGAGGTGGTTCTAGCAAGAAAACCACCGTTCGACCAGGCCGCAGCAAGTCTTAACGTCCTTTTAAGGAAATATGGTTGACGACATGGCCATAGCGGCTATGGTGGCTATGTTCGGTCCTGTTGCCTATGCCTTCGGACTACGGCGAGCCCAAGAAAAGCCGCCATTTCACGCTCACTGATACGTGCTACAAGCATTTGGGCGACATCGCCCATGAAGCACGGCAAAGCTTAAGCGAAACAGTTGAGCGCCTCATTCGTACCACCCCCACCTGGGAGGGCACTGCCACATTGTCTGATGGTGCGTTTTCGATGGTGGAGGACTACGCCATTTCCAACGTCACCATTGAGGACTATGAAGGTTTCAGAGCTTAAGCTCGCCTGCGAAAAGTTTCTCCTTTCTCATCCTGACACTGAAGTGAAGATGATTTGGGAGCAAGGCGTGTTTGATGAAGGCTACGATCCTGAACACCTAGAAGAGGTGACTGATGCAAGGGCCATCCCTGACTGGCCGCTTCCCGGACAAAGCCTTGTGTTTTCCAATGAGGAAGCAAGCATGATGTTTGTCATGCTATACGGCAATGAAGAGCCGTTCGGTGTTCGCAAATAGCGAATGAAACACACTCTCCTCACCTACTCGCCCTCCGATTTTTCCTGCATGGAAGACCCGACAAAACAAGCATTGCTCGATCGTTACAACGGCATTTTTTCTCCGTTGGAAATCAGCGCTGAAGCCTTTCGTGCCGCTTACGACACGCCCGACATCGGTGCCCACATTGAAAAGGACTACAAAGGCCTGTCCTATCTATCCTGGCCGTTTGCTTTCCGCTATCTAAAGGAGCATTTCCCGACGTTGTTTGTGGCGTTTGAGGAGAAGACTATTGGCTGGCCTGTATTTGGTGAGCCTGGAGCCTTCATTCTTCGCCCCTACCTCACCGATGGCATTCGTCGCACGCCTGCGCTGGTTTTCCCAGTAATGGACAGGAAGCATAATTCCATCCAGCAGCTTGACGGCCGTGCCATCAGCGACAACATCCAACGCGCCAGCGTTAAGTGCATCGCCACCTTCACTGGCCTTGGTCTGCGTCTCTATGCAGGAGAAGACATTCCTAAGGAAGATGAAAAAGGATCGGCCAAACTCCCGCTCCAACAGGAAGCTCCGAAGCAAGCTGCGCGGACAACGGCGAAATCAGCACCAGCTAAAGAAACTACTGGAGATGCTGGAGCAAAGGCAACTGCTGCCGACGATGTGTTTGACGCCAAATCAGCATTAACGGAACTCTGCAAGGCCAATCCTCTCAGCTATGAGGATGAGAAGAAGAGCATGGCCGCCGGCAAGGCAGCTCTTCAGTCCATTGGTCTTTCCTATGCCTCAGAAGTAAAGAGCTGGAAACAGTTCAACAACGTGGTGCAGGCAATGGCCACCATTTGGGCCAAGGAACAGGGGCTGGTTATCACCAAAGGCGACATGCGTGCTGAGCTTGACGCCATTTGTTCCGCCACTGACATCCAGGGACTGGTGGCCAATTTGCAGGCATTCGTCGCAAAAAAGCAGTAGATCTAGCAGCGGCCCGTCTTCAACGGGCCTTTGCTGGTTCCCTTTGCATTGATCAAGATGGTCTTCCCCTCACTACTATTCCTGCCGCCCTATTTGGCGCATGATCCCCTTGGCCTGTTTTTATTGATGAGCGGAGCAGCTACTGTCTTTGCTCTCATTGTTCTTTTCATTTGCAGCAAAATTCTCCCATGAGCAGTTGGACTATTTCCTACCGCGAAGGTAGCACTCGTTTTGACTATTCATTTGAAAACATCTATGCGCCTGAAGTGATGGAGCATTTCCATCAGTGCATGCTTGCCGCTGGTTTTGCAGGCGGCTCTATTGCTGATGCAATGGAAGAAACAGTCGAGCAAATTCGTCATTATGAGCAAAATCTTGCACAACCATCGCGCTCTCATTGATGCCTGTCATGAAGCCTTTTGGCGTTTTCCTGATGATTCGCTTAGCAGTGATCGGCGCATTGCTGCTGTGCTTGAAACCATTGCTAACGATCCTCTTGTGGATCGCACTTACCTTCATCAAATTGCCTCCAAAATTCTTATGCCTGACATTGCCATGTGCCAAGGCGACGAATGCCCTGTTAAAGAAAACTGTTGGCGTTACATGGCGCCTGCAGATCGCTGGCAAAGCTATTTTGGCACGCCTCCTTATGGCGAGGAAGGCTGCGAATATTTCTGGGACATGAATGAAAAATGAAAACAAACAAGGAAGTAGTTCTTGCAAGTGAAACGCTTACGTCTGATGGGCGAATGATGGCTAAATGCCTCATGCAAGAAGATGGCGTAAGCATTGAAGGGCTGTTCAATCTTTTGGGACAGCTTCAAAGTGACGTGATAGAGCTTCAACGCTCTGTGCGTGATATGGACTCCGCCATTGATCAAGCGCAATACGACATTGATTGTCACATCAGGGATCATGATTGAAAGTGGCTTGTTACGATCTATGCCTTGCCCCCCTTCAAATGCCAGCGTTTCTTCGCTACGAACCCAATCGGCTTCAACTGAACAAGAAACGTTATTACATCTGCGACAATTTCAGCAATGTTCCAGAAGGGTGTGTTTTGCCTTCTGTGACGACTATTGCGAGCGCGTGTTCTCCGCCTGGCAAGATTGCAGCGCTCATGAACTGGCGCAAGAAAGTGGGGGATGAAGAAGCCAATCGTCGCACGCGTAATGCCGTTGATCGTGGCAATTGGCTGCATGGTGTTCTAGAAGATTTCTGGAACGGCGAAGACATTCAAACGCATCTTGATTCTCACGAAGCGTATGTCCCCTACTTTGAAAGCATTGTTGGCTTTCTTGAGCAAGTGGATAGTCCAATGCTCGTTGAAAGTGCCATTGCCTGGTACGATCACGCCCAAGAAATTGGCTACTCGGGCACGTTTGACATGCTCGCCAAAATGAACAATGGCGAATATGCTCTCCTTGATTGGAAAACCTCTTACAAGGAAAAGCCCGATACGCAACTAGCCGACTATCGCATGCAGCTTGGCGCCTATGTGCAGGCCATTGAGCAGATGTATAACATCGAAATCAATGAGGCTCATTGCGCCATTGCTATTTACGATCCGGACACCGGCAAAGGACAGGAAGCGCAAATTGTGTCCCTATCAGCAGGAGAGCTTGCCATGCAAGCTGGGATCATGATGCAGAAGACGCAACAGTTCTTCTTTGACCACTACCCCGGTGGTCGCCCCTTAACAATTTCTATGGATCGTGGGGCATGACTGTTGTAAAACGTTAGCTAAGCTTCGTTTGCACCACCAGGGCCCACTACACTCCGCGAGGACTACTTCATGCCCGCTGGCAACGCTCCTTCTTTTTCCGGCTCCCTTGACCTGACGCCTGACGTGCTGAATGCCATGAAAAAGGCAGGCACCAATGCAAATGGTAATTACAAACTGCGCTTCGCCCTCTGGGACAATGATAAGCGCGATAAGGACACTGCTCCTCATTTCAAAGGCCTGGTGACAGTGCCCGAAATGAATGACAGCCCTAAGGCCTACGCTTCCATGTGGAACAACGATGGTAAGGGCAGCAACCAAGGCGGTAGCAAGTCCGTCGCCAACGACGATCCGTTCTGAAAATGAACAAAGCCGACAAAGATCCGTTCATTTGGGGCATCAGCATTGTCCTTGCATTGATCATTGTCGGCTGCTTTAGCTTTGGTGCAGCTTGTCTAGGGGCATGGGCGGTCGTTTCTATATGGCCGTCCGTGCCCTTTTGGCCTGTTGCTGTTTTAATCTGGCTCGCTATGAGCCTGTTCTCACGCTCATCTAACAATGCTTCTTAACGACAAGGAAATTACTGTCCTTGCTGACAACGACATCCTTTTCCCTTTCGTTGGAGAAAAAACCAGGGAACTAGACAATGGTACTAAAGCATTGTCTTATGGACTTTCTCATGCTGGCTATGACCTTCGTCTTTCCCCAGACGATTTTATGGTCATTAACAACAACAAGGAAGTGGAAGCCCTTGATGTTAAGGCTTTTAATAAGGAGCTGATGTATAAGGCCACGCCCATTGAAGAGCTTGGCTCTACTTTCTTCGTCCTGCCCCCATTTTCCTATGCACTTGGCGTAAGCTTAGAGCTCATCACAATGCCTCCAAACGTTATGGGCATCTGTGACGGCAAATCTACTTATGCGCGTCAAGGTACCATCATTAACGTCACGCCAATTGAGCCTGGCTGGTCTGGTCACCTTACTATTTGCATTGTCAATCCCCTGGCTTTTCCATGCCGCATCTATGCAAACGAAGGGATTGTGCAAGTCATGTTTGCCCGTCTTGATTCAAACGCACGCCAGTCCTATGGCGACGGCAAATATCAAAACCAAGGCGCTAACGTAACCTTTGCTGCTGTATAGCAATTGAGCGCTCTTGAGGATCAGTTTCTAGGCCTATGGCAAGCGCATTATCCTGATCTCCCATTGGTCAGAGAATACAGCGATGTCGAAAGCTGGGAAGCTGATTTTCAAGAGCGTTATGCCAAAAGCAAACGTTCAAAACGGTATCGTGCAGATTTTGCACATCTTCCTTCTCGCTCTCTCATTGAAATACAAGGCGGCACTTTTAATCGTGGCCGTCATGTTACTGGCTCTGGCTACGAACGAGACGCCCGTAAATTCAACCTTGCCATGATGGGAGGGTGGAAAGTGTTTCTTCTTACCAGCCAAACGGCCAAAGAAATCGCCTGGCTTGAGAAGATCGCTGCTGTTCTGCGGACATCCGGTTGATTGCATCGCCAGCTTCACCAAGCAGCGCTTCTGCTGCATCAAGATCATGCTGTTGCATTTGCATGGCTTGACGCAGTTCAAGATTTTCCTTCATCAATGCAGTGAAGGCTTCTTGCATGTTGCTCCAACCTTCCAGCAGATTGCCAGCCACTTCTCGCAGCTTGCCCACGTCGTTGCATTCGGCCAGAGCTCGTTTGTTGGCGACAAGGGCGAAGTCCCTCTCTATGCTGCGTTCAAAAGGCCCCATGTGCGCAATGTAGTCGTGTCCGTTGTAGTTTAATCCTACTGGAATGGAAAACATCATTGCCATTGCTCTCCCATTGTTTGCTTTAGCCTAGCCATGAAGCGAAATGGCAGGCAGTTTGTTTACAGGGTGGACGATGGGAAGGATGCCGTAAAATTGCAGGCGGGCTACCGCCCCTACCACCTTCCTCGCACGCCTCGTCACCATGAATGGGCCGTTGGACAGCAAGTGGTCTATGTGCAATGTACTGCTGCCGGATGGATGCCATCTTCCATTGTTGGCACCATTGTTGGATTTGATGAAAGTGGAAGATCCCGTAAAGCACAGGTGCGGTGGCACTCATTTACGGACATTGCTCCTACAATTAGTCTGCAGCGATTACGGCCACTTACCCTGATTCATGAGCTTTACGGCAAAAATTGATCCGCTGATGGACGGGATCAGCATGGTGCGTCTCATTGATTGGATGGGAAGCTCTCTTGATATTGTTTGCGATGCCCGCCAAAGCTTTGATCAAACAAGCAGCGAATGGTCCGAAAAAGACCAAAAGCTTCTCAACTATTTAGTGCAGCATAAGCACACCAGTCCATTTCGTGGCGTGGTTACAAAATGGCAAGTGAAGGCTCCGCTGTATGTTTGTCGGCAATGGTGGAAGCATGTAATTGGTGGCACGTTTGCTAATGACACGCTTGGTTGGAATGAGAAAAGTTTTCGCTACTGCGAAGCTGACGACGACACGTTCTACATGCCTCGTGAATTTCGTCAGCAAAGCTCCAGCAACAAACAAGCCTCTAGCGGGCCTTTGGAGCCCAGTATGAATCACGTGGCAATGATTGAATACGCCAAGGCCTTACAGCAGGCTAAACAGGCATACAGGGCGCTTTTGATGCTAGGTGTAAGCAAGGAACAGGCTAGGGGCATCCTTCCAATGTCCACGTTTTCAACTTTCACCTGGACCTGTAGCTTGCAAGCTCTATTGCATTTTATTTCGCTGCGCGACAGTCCTGATAGTCAAGGGGAGATCCAAGCTTATGCTCAAGCTATGAAACTACTTGCTCGTCCTCTTTTCAACGAAGTCTTTGAAGCATTTGAGAATAATGGCAATGCCTTCTAAGATTATCAATCCACGCCCTTGGGACAAGCAATTCCCTTTAGCATTTAATGTTGGGCAAGGCACTCTTTACGAGCGTTTTTCTTCTTATGTACACAGGAAAAAAGACCACGAATGCTGGCCTTGGATTGGTGCTATTACTCGCGCGACTGGTTATGGACAAATCACGGAATGGCGCAATAATAAACGCATAAACAGGAGGGCTCATCGTTTGGCCTGGGAGTTTTGCTTCGGCCCTATTCCCGACGAATTACTGATTCGTCATATGTGCCACAATCGAGCCTGCTGCAATCCCACGCATCTTCTCCTTGGCACGGCTAAAGACAACTTTGAGGATAAGATCAAGGCCAAACGAGAGGGAAATTCTGTGATGCTTAAAGGTGAAGAAAACGTAAATTCAAAACTTACGGAAGCGGAGGTAAGGGAAATTAGGGCGACCACTGGTAAAACTGTTCGCCAAATGGCGAAAGAATACGGAGTAAGCAAAACCTTGATTAGCGCAGTTCGCTGCGCTAAAGCATGGAAATCCTTCACTTAAACAAATCGTTTTAATCATGACCATTGATAACACTCCCGACGTTTTTCATCCCGTGGATCGCCCTGCACATTATGCCTTTGGCGGTATTGAATGTATCGAGGCAATGGAAGCGTCAATGTCTGAAGAAGCTTTTCGGGGCTTTTTAAAAGGCAATGTACTGAAGTATGTTTGGCGCTATGAGACAAAAAACGGCCTTGAAGATTTGCAAAAGGCTAAGTGGTATCTCAAGCAACTCATCTTTGCCCTTGAAAATGACAGGGAAAAAGAAGCGCTTGAAGCCATTGAGCAGTCTTCAATGGAATGCAAGGATGGGTTTTGTCCCATGCCAAACGTACGCTATGACAAACCACCCGAGCGCGGTTCCATCTTTCCACCTATTAAGGACTAAGCGGCATTACAATAAAGGCCCCAAAAGGGGCCTTTTTCATGCTCAATTGTTTCATGAAACGGCAGTGCAATGCCGCGACGCTCGCACCAGTCCTCCAGATCCTTTTGATTTGTATGGGCACTAACAAAGCTATGACAATACACCCACGACATTAAAGCTTCTTCTCGCTTTTCCGTCCAAAATTGCTGTGGACGCCACCATTCAAGAATGGGCAAGTTGCCCTTGTCTAAATTACACTTTTGACATGCTGGGACCATGTTGTATTTAGCAAAGTGCGGACCTCCCTTGCTCTTGGGGACAATGTGATCAATGGTCATCTTTTCTCCCCATCGTCCACAATATGCACATGCACATTGTCCTAATGGACCACGCAGGAAATAGTCTTCAAAGATACTTTTTCTAAAACGACGTTTGGCATCTCCAGGGCGAAGTTCAATGAGGGAATGCAATAGCTCATCGGGACCATTCGCTCTCAGCATGGCGCTATTAAATTGTCTTGCCAACAATCTAACAACCAAATAGAGACTGCCGAAACGAGCTACAATTTTTATATTGCACCATGGTCATGAAGAGTTTTCAAGACGGCTTGATGAATTTTGTGGCCACTGTTACGGCCGGCATGCTGCTTTCTACCGGCGCAATGCTCATCACTGTTGGCAATCAACAGGCGAAAGTGGCGGTGCAAATTGAAAGTATCACTGAAAAACTTACCACGCTGACCAACAATATGAGCGGCCTTGAGAACAGGGTGCGCTCTTTAGAGACAGAACGCTAGGCTATTTATATCCCCTCGCCTTTATCATCATGACTGGCGCTGAATGGTTCATCATTGGCGGCATTGTCGTTGTCGCTCTCGACCAAATCCTTGACCACTCTCCTCTTAAAGCAAACAACGTGCTTCAGCTTCTCATGGAAGGCCTGAAGACCATCTTCCGAGTGGGCAAGTAAGCCATGGAATGGCCTTCAAACCAGGCGTTCTGGGATGAATGCTATGCCATTGCTAAGCGGCTGGGAGCTCGCTATCCTGAGCTCGTAGCCGCTCAATGCAGCCTTGAAAGCGGCTTTGGCAAACATACGTCTGGCAAGGAGAACTACTTAGGAATCAAGGGGCCTGGCACTGCTACTACCACACAAGAATGGTACGACGGTCAATGGGTGACCATTAAAGCTGGCTTTATTGACTTCCCTAGCCTTGCTGCCTGCATTGATTATCTTGTCACACGATGGTATAAAGACTACCGTCATTTCAAAGGCATTAACAATGCTCCCAATCGTTATGCCGCTGCACGCGCATTAAAAGATCAAAGCTACGCCACTGACCCAGACTACCCCGCGAAACTATCGCGGCTCATGAAACAATACGCTCCTGAGTCCACGTCTTCTATCATGATTGGCCCCAAGAAACGTCCGCAAGATTTTGGTTTTAAGCCTGGCGATTCCCATTTGATTGTTAACGATGCAGTGGAAACTATGAAGGCGTTTTCCTATGAAGGAAAACTGCTTTGGGAGATTCCTTGCCTCGCTCGCGGGCAATATAGTGATTTTGAATGGAAGATTACAAATTCTGACACGCCGCCTGGGCTGTACAAAATTGGCGCCATTTACAAAGACTATGAGAAAGTGGGTGATAAGCCTGCTTACGATCGCACTCTCATGGCTTACGGCTGGTACAGTTTTGACATGATCGAGCTAGAGAATCAAGAAGCTGGTAATGGCAGGGCTGGAATTATGGCGCATGGCGGTGGAAGCGCCAATGGCTGGCCCGGCGCATGGGCACCAAAACAGTCTTTAGTGCCAACTCACGGATGCGTGCGTTGCCATAACATTGATCTTCGCGATAAAATTCTTCCTCTCACTAAAACAGGCACGGTTTATATTTCAGTGTTTCAAGAGGGATGACCCTACAAAGCTGGCTCAATGCAATGTGCTACGAGATTGGTTTATGGGCCGCCACTAGGCGGCCTTCTCTTGCTTTTCAGGAATGGTTCAAGCAAATGATGGCCAACTGTCGTCCTGATTGGACAGAATGGCGCACACGCATCACCATGGAGAAAGTGGACAAAGAAGCGAAAGCTTTAGTCCAGCAATGGGAAGAAGAAAATAGGAGCATTGTTGCTGGCAAGCTTGCAGAAAAAGCTCAAGAGCTTTTCCCGAAAGCTATTATCACGCCACTGCCCAATGCCGTGGTTCCGTCAGTGATGATTGAACATCCGGCCTCCGACAATGCCAGCGATGCAGTGAAAGCATTGGGCGGTGAAATGCGCATCACGTGGTCCCTGTCAAAAGATTAAGATGTTACGCCTGCGAATGCGCGTTCGGTCTAAATTGGCATTGTTGCCAGCAAGAACAAACGATGCAATGGTCGTGTCAAAAATATAAAACGTGCCCTTGATGAGTTCTGGAGCGTTGCCTGTTAAAGCAAAACTGCCAGTGTTTGCTTGCAGCGAATAAACATTAACTTCCAATAACGTCGCATTGTTGCCAGCCAAGACAAAACTGCCGTCGTCAACAGGTAAGGCATAACCTTTGCTTAGACCAGCAAAATTACCAACAAAAGAGAAAACGCCCGTGCCTGCTTCTACAACAGAGCTGACGGCAAAAGTTGCCGCCTTGCCTTGTAAAACAAACGCTCCGGGCTCAACAACAAACGCTCCTGATTCCTTGGCAAATGAAGCGGCATTGCCGACGAGCGCAAAACTGCCGTTTTCTGCATTGATTGATTTCCCAATGGAGAATGAAGCATTGTTGCCATTGAGAGCAAAATTGCCAACATTCGCTCCTAGTTGAGAATTTTTCTCAACAACAACATTGTTTCCGTTAAAGCTAAAGCTGCCGCTCTCAGCGTCTATCTTTGAACTGTGGGCTAAATTTACATTGTTCCCGCTAAGAGCAAAGCTGCCCGCTTCAACATTGATAGCCTTGCCAATGGCAAATGAAACGTTTTGGCCGATAATGCTAAAGCTGCCAGCATCCACCAAGAAGATGGTGCTAGCAGCTAAAGAGACAGTATTGCCAGTGAGCGTAAAGCTGCCGACAATTGGATCAATTTCGTAGGCGCCAAGTTCAGTAAGGGCGGCAGGATTGCCAACTAAGCTAAATGAGCCAGTTCCGGCTTCTGTTACATAAGAACGTGCGAAAGAAACGTCTTGCCCGGTTTCAATGAAGCTACCATTACCACCACTTAAATAACGCCCGTGGAAAACGTCAGCATTATTGCCAGTGAACGCAAAGCTTCCAACATCGACGGGAAGCGCAAAAGAGCGCAAGAAAGAAACATTGCTCCCGCTAATTGAAAAACTACCAGCTTCTGCTGACAGGGAATAACTATGGAGAACAGTGGCATTGTTGCCAGTGAGTGCGAAAACGCCTTTTTCCGCCTCTAGGCGATCAGTGTCTGCTAGATCAGCGTTCTTTCCATCTAGCGCAAATGTGCCAGCTTCAACGATAAAGCTGACAGTTCTCGTTAACGAAACATTATTGCCAGCAAGCGCGAAGCTGCCAGCTTCCGCTTCTAAACGATCAGTGTCTTGTAAAGTGACCGGCTTGCCGTCAAAAACAAACGCACCAGTCTCTGCCGCAATTTGAGAGCCGCGAGTTAGCTCAGCATTGTTTCCTGCAAGATTGAAAACGCCGGCCTCGGCCGTGAATCCCTTAGCAACAACAATCGTGAGCGTAACATCATTGCCGCTTAAGACAAACGCTCCAGGATCAGCGAGAAGATTGCTTCCCTTGTCTAACTCTGCATTGTTACCATTAAAAGCAAAACTACCGGCAACTGCTTCTAGCGTATGATTATTAGCTAGCCCTGCATTATTGCCCGCAAAAATGAAGGCTCCTTTAATTACGTTAAATGCAAGCCCCCTGGCTAATGTGGCTTGGTTGCCAGTGAAGGTAAACGTGCCCTTAACGGCATTGTCTGTGCGATTAAAGCGCTCTCGCACTGCCACATGCACTGCAGCACGGTCGTCAGTGGCCGTAGCAAAACCAACCGGCCGTGAACCTTGACCAGCCGTGGTTTCCCGCACCAAGCCGCAGCTCTGGTTGCCCACGTCAATGCTTTGCAGCAACGTACTATTGGCACCAACCGTAGGAGGGGCATTTAAACCGCTATAAGCTCCTGCATAACGAAGACTGTTGGTTCCAGGCGAGCCATCGTCAACACTCTGCTCCGCCATTGTGCCGTCGTTTTCCAACAGCACAAAACCAGTGACGTTTGTAGCAGTGGCAGCCGTAACAGTGGCCGCCGCTGCATACATAATGCTGGCATTGTTTGTTCTATTGACAGTAATAGTCTGGTTGCCAGTAGGCAGTCCAGAACCGGCAAAGAACAAATCAGTACGACCGGGCTCAGTGGTCGTATCAATTGCCACGCCTTCAGCAATCTTGTTAAGCGTGACAGTGCCATACGTCACGCTTGTTGCTAAAAGTGTGGCGCTATTAGTGTTATGAACAAAAACGAGCACACCTTGCGGCGTGCCCGTCTGTGTATGCGTCCAACTAAAACTCGCCTGGCTAGCTGAGCCAGTTCCCCCTGTATGACTCTCTGAGGAGGCGCTATGCGCAACAGCCATTGGTCCGCCTCCTTAATTATCAGACAAGAGTAAGAATGCCGGCAACGTCCCAAGTGATCGTAAACGTCTCACCAGTTAGTAGTGATACAGTGCTGCCATAGTCATACCATCCAATAAGTTCATCGTTAGTGGCGGTATTGTTGTATAAAACAACATAACGAAAGTTTGGCACTGTACCAGTGGCGGTAAGAGTGAGGTCGGCGGCGTCAAGAGTATATGTGCCGCTAGTTTGACTGCTGGTTACGCTGGTCAGATTGCGTCCAGTAGTGGTGCCATTTTGAATGTTGGTATAAGCAATTTCCGTGATATTTGCCAAGATTGTATTGGCGGCCGTAGGCGCAGAGTTTGTTAAAGCAACAGTTAAAGTGTCACTGCCAAGATTATGCACTTTCTCTGCCAGCGCTTCAACGAAAGAATTGAATTTGTTAAAAGTCGCCATGGCGATCGTAAAGAATATCTTGCCTTAGTTTAGCGTTAAAAAGCAATGGAGAGATTAAATTCACTTGCAAAGCCTGAAACAGTGGTAACATTCAGCCACACATAGCTTCCCGATGGAATGGGCATATTCTGCACAGTAGCAGCCGCTCCTACTGTCGTATTATTAGCCACTGCCGGAACAATGGCTAGCGTACCAGACGCAGTGCGGTTTGCCGCATATCGAATTTGATAACCAACAGCAGGATTTTCTCCAGCTACTAAGCTTGTTACGCCTGCCAGTGTGGTTGCCTTGGACGTGCGAAATAAAGTGAAAGAATCGCCCACTAAAGGCTCGCTAATCGTGATGCTTTTGGGGGCTGCATTTGGAATGTTATAGGGCATCCAATGCTGCATGTCCTCGTTCCATCCCAAATACTGTTCAGTTAGTGGTGCTTCAGCTTCCACATCATGACATTCCGACAAGTTTTGTCCAACATCTGCCCTAACCAGCAAAATGCCATCAGTGGGATGGGAGCGAATGACAGCCGCAGCAGCAATCTTCAATGCAGGAGCCATGGGCTCCGTTAAAACAAATTCCCCAGGATTATTAGGATCGAGCCATAAAATAGCATCCTCAGGATAAGCACTTGTATCAATGTCTCGCACCTTCCCGAAAATTGTCACATATCCTTCCTCTCCTGCAGGAATGTCTTCAGTGGTCACACCAAAAAATACCTTGCCTGGCACTGAACCATCGGCAATCATTGGACCAATGGTGGGGTGAGTGGTGGCATCATCCGTGCCAGTGAACATCACCGCCTTGCCGTTACCAATAGTGCTAGCAGTGGTATTGAGACAGGTCATCATTGTCTCCTGTCCCACTTGATTCACCACTCCACGTAACATGCCCACGTCAAGCGTGTGCTCGCGATCGTTCCAGCGCATTTGCCCTGTCGCGACTGCTCCACTAGCCGTGATGTCAACAGTAAGCGTATCCACCACTGGATCAACCGTCCAGCTTGTCCCAGACGCCGTGCGCACCAATAAATCACCAGCAGTGCCACCAGATGGAATGCCAGTGCCAATTGGACCCTGCGGGCCAGTAGCGGATAATGCAATGGAAGGGCGAGCCGGGATAGTAATAACCGTCTCGTTTTTCTCCCCTTCCGTCACAGAGACAATCATTGCCTCTTCAGTGATGACCACTTCTGCCATGATTAACGTCCAGTAAGGCCAGGATCAAACAAGGCTGTGCCCTGCAAGAAATAGTATTTATCTCCATTGGGCTCAGTAATCATCACGTCATATTGACCCTGTTCAGTGATGCCGCTTGTCACCGTAGCAGGCAGACGTAGCTTGAAAGAGCCACTAGCCTGCGTCGTCCATTGATGTGTAAAATCAGCAAGCTTTGCCGTGCCAAGCTTGTTCCATAATTGCCCCGCCACTGTATACCCGCTCATATTGACAGGCGTGCCGGTGCCATCTTTATATTGCAAATTAAGCTCAAAAGTGGCGCCTTGATGAATGGTAATGTTATAAACTGCAGGGTCAATCATGGCCATTCTCCTTGCCTCCCATCCTAATACAATTCCCTCCAACCAAGGAAACCAGTTGCTTTCATGGCGCTATCACATTGAATGGTCAGTGCCAGTACATCGCTACTTCCAGTGGCATCCTTGCCTAAAGAAAGAGACAGCGCACTTTCAGGGCTGAATTCCACAGTATTCTTTCCGCTCACTAATCCTGCCGCAATAATTGTACCACTGCTAACAATTCCACTGCTCATCACTTGTACGTTTCCCCTGCCATTATCCGCATTGTTCCAACTGCCAGAAATGGTTGGGTTTAAATAGAGGCGCCACTGAGCAATTGCATTTCCGTCTGTAGCCACGTCAATTTGAGAAGGCAAAATCACGTTATCAGTGCGTCCAGATGCCATGCGAATGGCTGCTACCATTGTCTCGCTGGTAATACTAGATAGACCTGCCAGCCCTGCGCCGCCGGTATAAATAGGCCCGCCAGGTTCGTAACCACCTTCGCTCGCTGCTGAACAGCAAATTTGCTTCATGGTGGAAGACGATGCAGTGGTGGAATTATTGGCTAAGCGATAGGACAATGGGAGAGTGGCAGTAGTCATATACACTGTCTCTACGTTATTAGCATGATTAAATTCATGACAATAAACAATCTCCCCATCAATAACAAACCCACACCTCACTCGACCGACGCCCAACCATTCCAAATCAGCAGTGAAGATTTGAGCTTTGCCAAAATCTAATTCTGGTAAAGTGTTGATATTCCACGACGCTTGATCAACAACGTCTTCAACAATGGCGCCAGAAGCTTTGCTGCGAATGACAAATTGCAAAGATAGACCACTGGCTCTTACCATCACACCATTGTCATCGTCGAACAATCCCACTTCTTGAACTAGGCCGGACTTTGGCTCTGCCCCTTTGAAACTTTGCAGCACTAGCAGGCTTTTTCCTGGTTGGTAAGGCATGTCGCGCTTGGTGCGACGTAACACTGAGTCTCCCGATGCAGTGGTAACAATGAGATCCAGGGAACTTTCGTTGGCAATATAATTTGTCGTTCCAGCGCCTGTAGTTGCTTCATACCATTGATCTGTGCGTTTTGTATAGCGAAGAGTGCTATCAAAAAGCATGAATGGCTCGCTAAAACGCTGCCGCCCAAACGCATCCACTTCTCCACTATCAGGGCCACGCTGTAAAATCCTGCCGCGATAATCAGCTTCAATGTGAGTTTCAAACTGCTCACCGCCCGCAATAATTTGGCCCATGATCACTATGCTTTCTTCCCATTGTAATGCTATTAAAAAGGGGCCTTTCGGCCCCTTGATTACTTTCCTTGCCCTCTGGTTTGTTTGCGGCCATGATTAGGCTTGCTATTTTTTCCTTGTCCTTGGCGAGAGCGTTTTGGCTTGCCAGGAGAAAAAAGCTTTTGGCCGCTAATGCCAATCTTTGATTTTGCTGCCATTGGACGATGGTGAAAGCAAAAGTTTAGCTAGCCCAAGGCAGACCAGTTCCTTTGGAAGGAGTCTTTTGCTCGTTGATCTGCGCCTGAAGGGCTGCTTCAATATTGGCGCATTGTTCTTCGCCGAGTTTGTCTTTGATCCACTCGATGACAGTGGCAGCATCAAGATCGGCAAAAGGGATCATGCTATCTTCCTCGGGCGGCTCAAGGCCAATGCTGCCGTACGCCCCAGCACGATAAGTGCCATCAAACGCATCAACAGTGTAGTGAACAGTGTAAACAATGCCATCAGCGAGCGTGCGCTCCATGTTGGCGATGTTGTAAGTAATGGTGGTTGCCATGATGAGTTAAATTGCTCTGTATTAGTTTAAAGAGGGTTTTTAGGGAAATGATCCCCTTGTAATTGTCCCGCCCAGCGTACCTGCGTAAGGCACAGGTGCGCTGGACAAAGAAGTGAAGGGGACTTGGGCCGATGGCTCAGTTAATACCAGCGTTGTTCAGTCGTTGCTCAAGGGTTTCAATGCGCTCCATTGCTTCCTGCAGCGC